GTGTTCGTTACTATATTATTAGTATATGGACCGCTTTATACTCTCCTAAGAATACTTGGAATGATAGCCCCGTTAAGAATGGGTAAACTATCTACAGTCTATGATCAAGCTGGAAAAGCCAGAATTGTTGCAATAACAAACTGGTGGATCCAACTTGCTTTGAAACCGTTACATGAGAGTATCTTCTCTTCACTCCGTAAATGGAGTGATATTGATGGTACTTTTGATCAAGGAAAGCCAGTTCTTCGTTTATACAAAGAGCGCGATCCTAGATACAAATTCTCCTGTTTCGATTTGTCATCTGCTACTGATCGTTTGCCTATAACCCTACAAGTGGATATACTAAATGCCTTAGGCGTTAGAGGAGACTTGTGGTCCGAGATATTGAATTTCCAATGGTCAATTTCAGGTGATTTATTTAAACTTAGTGATAAGTTTTTAATAAACAAGCTGAAAGGTATTAAACATAATATCCTCTGGAAAGAGGCTTTTGTTAAATACTCAGTTGGTCAACCTATGGGTGCCTACTCGAGTTGGGGAATGTTGGCTGTAACACATCATGTTATAGTACAAATTGCTGCAATAAGAGCTGGCTTCAGTGTAAACACTTTTAGACAGTACTGCGTACTCGGTGACGATATCGTTATTAATAATGATAGAGTTGCCGCACACTACCAGGAACTGATGCACACCCTTGGTGTAGGTATCAATCCTAGCAAGTCAATTATATCTTATGATGTGGTTGAATTTGCGAAACGTTGGCTTACTCCTTATGGTGAGATCTCTCCTTTAGGTCCAGGTAATATCCTGAACTGTGGAAGAAATCACGGGGCATTAGGTAGTCTATTATATGAAGCACACCAAAAAGGTTATTTCGATACTTCTGGCCAGTTGTTAAATCTACTGCCGAAAATGCCAGGAACTTATTCCTCGCATATGGCTTTAGCTTTAAACACTATGTTCGGCTTAACGGGTTGCTTTCATCCAAAAGGCCAACTAGACACGCGAGTGTTGAGTTGGATTTCCTATGGACAAATGAGCGACCCTTTACTTATACGTTATTCTTTTTATAATGGTTTATTACAAACCCTTATAACTGAATTGCGTGATAGAGTGCGAACCAATCGTATTCTTGAAGAGGAGTTCTTGCGAACTGCTCATCGGATTACGGGTGTTAAAAGCCGAGCTCTTAGATTAATTGAGCTGTTGTCTTTACCTATTAACCCGGGATTTTATCTATATCTAATCTCTGTCGTTAAGACAGAGGCTGAGATAATAGAAGAAACTACCTTTCTATTCCAAAATAGACCTGGTAGTTGGGATGATATTAAAATGATTGCAGATAGAAGCCCTCAGATTGTTCCTGCTCTCCTTAAATGGGGGAGCGAGAACAACCGTAAAGCTGCCAAAGATTTCGG